AATCATTTGTAAGAGTAACTATGTTTGCACCAGTCTTATTAATTGAAATAGTGGGTGCATTAATACCAGTTGCTTCTACACTAAAGCTTATAGAAATATCAGAAGATTGAATATCTTGTACAACTACAAATGAACCTTTAAAATTAAAATCTAAAGCTTGATCTAATTGTCCTTTAACAATTACTTCACCAGCCGCAGATTGAGTAAATTCTAAATTATTCCTATATTCAGATTCACCAAAAATTTGTACACCAAAATCTGCAGTTGCGCTTCCAGTAAAACCAAAGCTAACATCTGCAGTACCTTCAACAATGGGTAAAGCCGCACCAGCTAGAACAGAAAATGGAATTGTTCCAGATGCTTGACCTTTAACGATTACTTGCCCAGCGGTTACAAGAGAAAGATCAAAATTACCTTGAGCTTCCCCTCCTGTAATAACAGAACCACCACCAAAGAAATCGTAATCTAATGTAGTAGAAAACGTTCCGTTTGCGGACATGGAATATTATCCGTTATTATGCACCACCGGCAGTGATAGTGAATGAAGTAATATTGATTTGCTGACCCAGACCAATGTTGGTATTATCTAGCTGTAGATCGCCACCACCTGCAGTTTCAGAAACAGTACCTTGCATATGGCAAGCGGTGCCTGAATTGTTATGAATACGGAAGTGACCAGCTACACCTGAAGCATCAGCAGAAAGATCTTGCCAAGTACCAGATAGTGTAATAGTACCATTAGAAGGAGCTGCAAACCATTCAGCAGGTAATACCATAGTTGCTAGAACTACACCAGTATTTGCAGATGCGCAGTCATCAGGAACAGGACCAGAAGAAATGGTCAAAATAGGATTAGCGCCAACTGTATCTTCAATAGCTTGAAGTGTGGCGTTTCGAGTGTCGATTGATAATTGGAAAGCCATCGTGTGTCTCCTTGGGATTGATGGGATTTATTTGTAAATATTTATAAAAAACAGTTGACAGCTTTCCAGATGTTGGTATAATAGGGTTATGCCCTTAAAAATAATAGTTAATGTCTTCTTTCAATATCATCCTCAGATAATTCCAATCCCATCCATACTTCAATGACTTTGATTGGTTTATCCCCAACATTAATTGCCTTATGCCATGTTAATTTAGGAATGTCGATACTTTCACCTGTACTATATATCTTAGATGTTCTGTATCCATCAGCAAACTCAAGATCCATTTTAAGCTCACCATCTACGATATGCCAATGTTCAGATCTTTGGAAATGTCTTTGATCAGACAATGATTTACCAACGTCAATTGATAATTCTTTTACTTTCCAATGGCCATTTTTATCCAATTCACGATATTTACCCCAAGCTCTTTCAGTTGTTGGTTTATCCCAATTAGATAGAATCCATGATGAACTATTCTTTTTATTTTCGCCACCAACACCAAAAACAAATTCAACATTATCATAAACCATTTCAGGAATATTATCCTTAGTGCGATCACCACCATTTGCAAAAATGATTTCTGAATTAGGAGGGAAATTTTCTTTTACATGTTTAATAGCATCAATTGCTGAATCATCACTATCGTCAAAACCAAAAGTATATCCTACACATTTAATATTTTCAATAATAGCTTTACGTTCTTCGAAGGGCATGAATGGTCGTCCCTTTTTACGAGTTAACCATTCATTACTATTTATGCCGACACACAAAATGTCTCCGAGCTCACGAGCTGCTTTAAAATATTCGATATGTCCGGAATGAAGAGGATCGAATCCACCTGTTACAATAACTACTTTCATTATATACCTTTCATCATATAGTTCCAAGCAAAGTTGGTTTGTTCTGGTGCTTTAAGCATTCTCTTATTATTTACAAATCCTGGATGCACCCACCAGTCTTCGTAATTATTATGCTCGTCTACTGCAACATCAGGAACGTAAAGAACATAACCAATTTTACTTAACACTTCTCGAGTTTTATCACGGAGATCATTACCCCACCAACAAGCATTATGTTGTATTTGAATAATAGTAAATTCGTAATCGTGGTAAGGAATAGCTTCTATAGCTTTTTCAGTTGCACCTTCGGCATTAATACGGAGGAAATCAACATTATTCTCTAAACAATTTTGCTTAAACAAATAGTGGTAATTAATAGAAGCTGCATCATCTAGAACTATAGTGCTCTTTCTTTTGCGAGAATATTCAGCACACATTCTTTCTGAATTATCAATTGAGATACCTTTCCAATCAAAGTCTTTCTCGAGCAATAATGTATTATTGAATAACTCGGGATGGCCAGAACCAATTTCAATAAAAGTACCTTCTCGTTTACCATTTAAGAAAGATAATACAAACATATCTTGAAAATGACGAGAGTAATTTCTTTCTACTTTTTCAAGTCCTTCGAACGGAAATTTGTAATCTTCTTTCTGGTCCTTTGTATAAGCTAAAGTACTAGGGTAGCCAATTTTATTTAATAGCTTACTAATTTCTTCGTTTACTTTTGGCGAAATCTTTTCTTTATATTTAAGATCGAATAGGATATTCTTAGAATCATCACGACCATCAGTTTTCCATTTAGAATGACCATACAAAAATTTAAGCTCATCTATGCCAGGAAACTCTAGGTCATTGTCTAATTGTACTTCGTCTGGTTTATAATAATCTACACCAATTTTAGAATACATTAATGCATCACGCCATTCACTTCTTTCTATACAATGTTTGGCGAGAAAATAATAACCTTCTGGTCTTTCAGGTAAGATAGTTAGTGCCATTTTAAGCATGCCACTTACGGTATGAGCACGATCACCATTGCGCTCCATTAGTTTAGCGCCAAGAATAATAGACTTATATTGAAGCCATTTTTCTTCAAATGTTTTGCCTTCACAAAAGTCTGCAGCTCGTAAATACCAGCCAAACCCTGCTGCCCCTTGTAACAGTTTATCATATTCACGGGCTAGGGCATACATTTTAAATGGATTAGAATAGTCTAAAACAACGTCATTCAACGCTTTCATATTTGTAAATTTCATTTTATACCTTACCTAGTCAAGAAATCAAAGAACACTTTTTGCGGCATTCTTAATATATATGACGCGTTATCTTGCCATCCGAATGAGATAAGAATATCATTACCATGCATTGCGGCGCCGGTAACAAATTCAATATTGTAATCTTCGCTTCTTACATGATCGTAATATGTACCAAGAAAGTGAAATTCTCGTGAAGCATGAATTAGATTCCAATCATTATCCCATACAACTACTCGGTGCGCATAGTTGCCATCTTTGCGCATAAAAGGATCTTTTAATAGATTGGTTTCATGACAAAAAGCTATACGTTGATTATCATTAATACGTAAAACTTGCGAGCCACCTCTTAAATCTTTACCCATTTCAACAATTTTCTTAGGATCATTTACAACATCAGTAGTAACTCTATTTTCAATGTCATAATGAATAAGCTGTGTTGGGTTAGTCCACTTTACAAAATGGTATGGCATATCTAAAACAGGCATCCAGTTCTTTTCACAGTAACTAGAATCATCACCCGGCGCAGGAATAGGATTACGAGAAATTTCTTTCCATTGACCATCTACAAAATCAATTTCAGCCATTTCCATTCGGCCTTTACCTTTGTCATCATAACAATCACGACGTACACCGCAAAGGTACATTTTATCTTCCCAAGAAAATAGACGAGCATCCTCAAGACCGATAAAATTCCAGGTTGGCTCAGTGTCAAAAGTCATGTGAACACGTTGCGCGCTTTTTAAATTTAGATTATGATCTAATTCACACATAACATTATGGGTGCGTAATGTAACATCATTTTCAGGATGTACGTATACTAAAGGACCCCATTGATGTGGAAAACGTTTACCTTCGGAATGGTAGAGTGTGTAGTTCACGTGGCGTACATTAACAAAGATTTTGCCTTTATGAACAAAAATCGAGGGGTTCATAATACCTGACTCGTTTCCAAGTACTTCCTTAGGAAGAATTAAAGGATGTAATGAACCACCTCGTTTTAAGGCATAGGTGGCCAAACCACCCATGTGTAGATCATGCATAACAACTCCATTATAAAAAACAAAAGACTTATTATATATTAATTCCAGTTAGGAGTATAAGTCTTCATTATATTTTTTTCAAGTTTCTTGGCAAGCACGTTATCTATCATTTTAACATCTGACGGAGATAAGCTTGCTTCGATCCAACCGACTACATGCTCTTTAGTCACTGAATCAAGAGCAATAAACTCAGAAGAGGTAACCTCAGCAACTGAGAATTTAGATTTTCCCAAGTATGTTGCAGTGTTACCAACTTCATCGGTTGCAATTTTTTTCCAGTGAACATATACAATTGAATCAGGCATTAATTCGCCATCAGGACCTGTTAGGTCTTGAGTACCAAGTTTTAATATTTGATATGTATAATTCACGATATGTTCCTTAGATTAGTTATGCTTGAGGAGCAGTGTTTGCTTCTTCTTCAGCAGGAGCCCAAGGCAATTCAGACGAAGATTTCTCAACAGTAAGAGAAGCATTAATCATATTCGTAATTTGTTGGTCAATATGCGCTTTGTAGTTTGCGTCAGAATTTACTACATTTTGAATCCAGCTAATAACATCAGCTTCTTGTAAAGATTCAAAAGCAGTAAATGAACCTGCAGGAACATTAGCAGCAGTAAAAGGGGTTGCTCCTGAGAAGTGTCCTTCATTACCATTTTCATCGGTACCAACAACTTTCCAGAAAGTTTGTACTACAGCATTAGGAAGGGTTGCACCCTCAGAGTTTACTTCATCACGAACCTTAAGGCTGGTGACAGACCAAGTGTAAGTTAGTGCCATTATTTTTCTCCGTTAGATTAAGTTCGGTAATCTTATTTATTAAAACGGGTTTCGCTACTAAACCCCTATAGATTCTATTTATACATCTGTATCGTCATGTTTTGAGAGCAACTTTGTATCTCGCTTTTCTTCACTCATGTAAACCTCTATATAAAATAAGATCAACAGGTAAGCAAACCCTCATATTAGAATAATCTGGATTTACTTGATGATAGGTAAAACTTGGAAATATTTTAAACTCTCCTGATTTTGGTGCATATACCTTTTGTTTAAATAAAACATTAAATGCAGGATCATATCCACGATTTGCATTTGTTCTAGGATCCGAAAAGATAATTTCACCACCTAACTCATTTGCGCCAGCTAGTACATAGAATACAGCTGATAAATGAGAACCTCGATGATTATGAATAGGCATACTATATGGATTATTATTTGTTATCCATGAACGCATTGAATAATCATCAAAATCTTTTATTGACTTGCCAATAGTACTAATCATATATTCGTCAAACTTTGAATAAGCTATAGCTTTAAAATCTTGTATAGCTTTATCTTGATTATCGAATAAATTGCCACCGTCAGTTTCAGATTGTAGATTATTTAAATCGTAATTTATTAGAATATAATCTAATAAACCTGGAACTTCAAATTCACCCGATCCAATTACTGTTGGCCACAAATTCTCAAAATTCATGATGTAACCTTTTTCTTTAAATAATATCTTCCAAAGAATGTAGATGGGAAATTATCTAAAAGATCCGCAATTGTATTACGATCTGTTAAATGATTTTTAATTTCTACTTTTTTATCAGTCATTGGATACATTGACATTAAAGGAGTTCCATATTTTAATAAAACTTCATATGGTTCTTCTTTTACAGGAAATACTAAAAAGACATTAATTGTGTGTTGTTCGTAAAAGTTTAAAATTCCGGGTGATACCAAAATATCATGCTTTCTTAAATCTTCTGTATAATGACATTCGGTTAACATAAACTCTGTTTTATCAGAACCTTTAATAGCCCACGGTACGTGCAATTTTAAAATAGCTCGGTTTGCATACAGCTCATTACCAACTTGTTCGTTAGAGTGTTGAGATGCTTCAAACTTCAATGGGCTGCGTTCAGGATTAACGTATTTTACAGAACCGTTTGGATTGACTTTAAAAATTACATCAGACCACAATTTAAAAACAATAGGTTTGCGAATGTAATTAACAACGCCTGGACAAGCCTTTACTGTAGGACATGGGACGTGTATACCAGACCTTGGATCAAATTCCTTAATGGTATTTTTGAGTTTTGACCACCAAGACGGTGTTTGCATTTTTATTTCTAGAGGCTGTAATTCAAAAACATTTCTATCATAAGTATAAGCATCTAATTTCACTGTTTATTTCCATCCATATAATTGAACCATAATCGCATTACACAATCAGGTAAATCTCTCACTCTATTTTTCCAATCCCACTGTGTATAACATCTAAATCCACATTTATTCCACCACTTACAAGATAAGCATCCATTCTCATCCATATATGCTTGCATCATTGAAGCGTTGTCTTTTCTATTTAGTGGTGTATTAAAATCTTCTTTTGTATATCTATCCCAACGACAGTTTGATGTAGAGTTATCAGGAAAGATAGTAACCTTATTTAACGCTAAACAATGCATGTGGTTGTTATCATTATATATGAGATCTTTTATGGGATTGATGCCAGGATAGTTATGATATATGAATTTCAAAAACTCAAGATACTGACTATCTGACGGTATCAAATGATCAAAACCTTTATCAGGAATATAATCATCAAAATAAAAGTCATCAAACTTTTCGTATAAGTAATGAAAATATTCGTCGTCGTTCTTCATAAATTTTTCAATAGAAGGAACAGTTGCGACCATATTAATTGATGTAATATAATCTGCAAAGTATTCTATATTTTTGGCATATGGACCTTTAGTAGGACGACCGTCAAAATCATACGAACAAATAATATAAGACGGGATACCAGCATCGTTTAATTTATCAAGCAAGTTTCTAACTAACTCTCTTTTACTAAATTGAAATGAAGTTACCCATACCACTTTAATAACATGATTATGTTTATCATATAACTTTTTAATTTCAAGTAGGAAATCGTAATATACATCGTAAGCCCAATCTGATATTCTATCTTGAAACAGCTCACCACCTACCATATTAATTTGACAAATTTGTACACGATCTTTTACTTTAATTAAATGTTCTTCAACAAGAGGCAGCTTTGAGAATATATCTTCGCGCGATAGACCAACAGTTGATGCTTTATCGTGGTGACAAAAATCGCAATTTAAATGACAGTTTTCAAATAACGTTAATTCAATTTCGGCAATGGTAGGTCTCTTACTTTCTAGTAAGATCTTAGTCATTTCAAATTGTTTAGGATCGCCATCAGTAACATCAACTACTTCAATAATATTAGAGGCCAAACCACATCTCCTCTTTGTAGTATTCGTAAATATCCGGCACCATGCCTTTATCTTCTTTGAAATCTAGTTTGCTTAAAATAGTGTCATATGTTTCTTTGTCTTCTGAATAAGGAACAAAATATGGATCATTATTAAACAATAAACCAGGATCATCTAGAACTTCATAAAAATTTTCCCGGTAATCTCGCTCTAACCATTTTGCATAACAAATAGCAACAGCATAAGATTTGGCAGGATATATCCATTGATCTACATATTCATTAAAATGACGTAATGCATCTTCTACGATATTATCAGACACGACAATATCTACCTTATTCAGGTCATCGGTATATTCTTTATGTATTAAATGAAACGCGGCTTGTCTAGCTTTCCAATCTTTCATCATACCAATCTAATAAACCTTTATATCCATTACAACTATTATCTAGATCTTTGACATAACGATAGTGTTCTGTTAAACAACCACCGTAATATTTGCAGTTACGACATATATCAGATACGTTTTTCTCTGGTTCCATTTTAGCCCAAAGTTTGTATTCCTCATATGTATCGTATTCTAAGAAGTACTCTTTATCATATTTATCGAACTCTAATACAGCAAATTTACCGTTAGGCGTAATGTAAACATGATCATCGCTGAATGCACTGTACTTACCATCTAAAGCGTCTTCAATTAAAAACTCATTTATAAAATCAAAGTTCTTTGGTGTTTTGGCTGTTATCCATTTTTTAACAAATTCTTCAAAATCTTTATGAGTAACATTATGCGCATTTGCTTGGTTAATAGAATATGGTTTAATTTCTACCGAAGCAACTTGAGCACACATATTTAAAGTAAAGATCATGAACTCAACATCCATTTCCAAAACCTTTGGCGAAGCCAAAATTAAAACCGCAAGTGGCTTAACCGAACTCATAATATTATTCAGAACGAACTGTTCTTTTTCACGAGCAGAAAAATCGTATGATACACTTATAGTAATGTCATCATCATTAAAGAAATCAGGTAATGCAGAGTAATTCGTATTTACATTAATTGGTCCGTCGTAATATTTTCTCATTACTTCTTTAATAGAATAAAAATATTCAGGAGTTAACAAACCAATTTCACCTCCATATAAATCAATATGATCTATTGGATCGGTTATTTTTGACATTACTTCGTCTAATTTTTCTGGACTTATTCTATTCCTATTTGCTAATTGCTCAGGAGTAAGATAACAAAAGTCGCATCTAAAATTGCAGTAATAAGTTGGATTTATAGATAGGTTCATATCATTTTAACCGATATCATATTAGATTCATTTACATAAGGGGTGACCGATGACGGATCTAAACCATTCATTTCAAGTATACTTGGCGCTAGCGTTTTCATTTGACGGCAATGATCTTCTACAATTCCTTCACGCTTCATATCACGAATAGTTTTCTTGCAGCCATTACATATCTGGAACATTGGGCAAGTGAAACATGCCATCTTCATTGATTGAATATTAGGATCTTGTTGAAGCGGCGTTACAAAACCACCTGACATTTCTTCTTCAAAATCTATAGGATAATCCATATCATCAGCAAATGATCCGCAACTATAGTAATCACCACCCGGATTAAATGCTCTAATACCCGTATCGCAACTTCTATTTTGAGGACAAGTTGTACTGCAACCTCTATCTCTTAAATTACGAACCATTTGTTTAGTGTTGTATTCCCACTCCGTCAATCCGCGTTCATATATTTCAACATATATTTTATAGATCTTACTTAAACGAAAAGTACTACCTTGTACACCAGACGCCATAGCATAATTCAGTTTACACTCAACACCCATTTTCTTCGCAAGCAAAACATTATCAATTGCTCTATCTTCGTTTTCATCTACAATTACAGAAATAAAGTCGGGTCGATATCCAACCAACTCTAGCATTTTATCTGATACTTTCCAAAAGTCTTCTTCACTAAAATCAGAATAATCACCTTTTAAACGTCCGCCTCCGTATTGGAAAGATGTAGTAATGCCCATTCGTGGATGTCTAAAAAGATCTAACCATTTTTCCGGTTTAACATAAAATGGCCAAAGATTACTAGTAAAGCTAATAGTGGCCGGCATATCGTGTTCATCTAAAAATTCTATAATTTTCCAATAGTATTGTGGATCTACCATTAACGGATCACCGCCATTTACAATGATAGTATTTGTATCCGGGTATCGTTTTAGAAATCTAAAGATATAATCTAGATCTAACAATCCAGCGTTATCTGGGTCGATTGCAGTTGACGAACAAAATGTGCATTTAAAGTTACACACTTCGGTTGGCTTGATGATTAGGTCCATGATATACTCGATATACTCTATAGCTGTTTCACTGGGATTATATTACTATTTATTTTGTATTCTGCAGATTTTATCCATCCTTTTTCTGCGGCTAATGTCATCATCAAAGTTTTAGGCGCAGGACATACATCATCCATCCAAGTAAGTTGGTGACAGTCAGAATGGCAATATTGAAATACGGGACAACTATAACAACGTTCATCACGTTGGTGAAGTTCTTTGTCAATAATATCCATGCGTTTAGTGCAAGTTCTTACAATACTCGGTGGTTCATCAATAGTTCCATACCAATCAGTAGGAGCCGAGTTAGGGCAACCTGCAACAGTTCCATCAGCATTTATTGTATGCAATTTTTGTTCGCAATCTCTACAAAATGTCCCACTGAAAAATAGATTATTATCGAATTTATCGTATACTGTTCTAAGGAAATTATTCTCTACTGGATGGCCCTTAGTTGTCTCGTGCATTTTCATCCAAAACTTATCTAAGTCTCGGTTGTGAGGAAAGATTGCTGGATTAAGTTCAGCATTACCATTATGAGTTAGACGTTCGTACGAAATACTATCGACACCTAATGAATGCATGTAATCAGCAATCTCAAGTGGATCCATTTTTACGACATCAGTAGATACAGAAATGAAACATTGAACATATATTCCTTCGGCAACTAAACGCCTTACA